CGTCTCTTACACGTATTCCACGTTGCTTAAATCCTGCTGGTAAATTACTTAAAGTTCCTGCGTCTAATAATTGACGTAGTGCAGTGGTTGCTGTTCTTGATAAACCACCGATCATATGAATTAAACCGAAACCATAAAACCCCATTCCAGGCAAAAATTTAAAATGAACAAAATAATCTATTTTATTTTTTTGTGGATCTTCTGCTTGATAGTTTCTTCTAATTGATAATATTTGTCTTTGACCCATTTCAAGAGTAACAATGTAAGGAAGTTTAATTCCAGTTGATTCTCCTGTTGAGTCCTTGTCTTCAAACCCTTCCAGGTCTAAATCTGTGTGAACTTCTAAAACGGTAAAGATATCTTCATCTCTAGTTTTCTTAACTCCTTCTAACTCTCTTTCTTTTTTCTCTACTTCTGTTTCTTGGTTATAACCAGGTGTTAAATCTACATCCATGTAGAAACCTGAAACTTGTTTTTTTCTTAAATCATTCTCCGACATTTTAATGACATGAATAACGGCCTCAGCATCTTGTAAAGAAGTTGCTGTATAAGGTACCACTAAATCATCAGCCGGTACAAACTTTGAAACGGCTCTGCCAAGAAGTTCATCGTAATAAACTTTCTTGAAAGCAGAGCCACTAAGAGGGAGATAAAAAAGCATTTGGTCGAACTCGGGTTCATACTCCTTCATCACATCCATGAGCTGATAGTTCATGAATTCTTTAACTCGCTTTGATTGTTCTTCTCTTACTCTGTCTGCCAATCCAACGATTTGTGTATGGACTGGACCAGTAGCGGGTAATAATTCTTTGTAAGCTTGCGCTTGAAATTGTGTAACGGCTTCAGCTAACACTGGGTGTGTTGCACCTGAAGCTCCTTGAAACGGTTGTGTTGGGTTCTCATACTTAAATCCTAAAAGGTCTAAACCTTTTGTGTAAGTATCTTCCCACGATTTTCTAGAACTTTTATATTGTGAATAATTTTCAGATAATTCAGAACCTAGTTTACCTAAAACATCATCAGGTAATAATTCTGCTAAATTGTCAAAATGACCTTCTCCACCAGGTCGGTTAACCGCCTCTGGATCAAAATTAATTGTTGCACCACCATCTTCTTCCTCAGTAACTTGCACATCATCAGGACCAACTTGTTCTTTGATGGTTTCTTCTTGTGCTACTTGAATTTCTTCTTCGCCAGGTACTTTAATTTCTGTTTGTACGTTTGGTAGGGCTTTGTCTATATCTGCCATTTATATTCTCCGAGTTCTCTATTGTTTTAGCTTGTTTTGTGGGAACATTCAACCCTTGTGAGTCTGGTCCTTTTAAAGGTGGTATCTCCTTCCATTTTACGTGTGGCATATTTATCACAAGATTTTTATTCTTCACTAAACCAACCTCTTTTATTTTTCCAATCATCATATGTTTCATAGCCACTAATACCTAATGATAATGCAAGACCTGGCATACCTAAAAATCTACTTCCAAGTCTCAAAGCTGCTGGACTTATTCCTAGTCTCATAATTTTTGCTGCGTTCGCTCCTACACCTCTTGTTGCCGCTTTACTCATTTGATCCGCAAAAGCTAAACCTGCATAATTCCATGGATTGGTTGCCATCTCTCCCAAAGAATCTCCTTGTTGAACTTGACCTGCAATATGTAATGGTTCTAATGCAGCTAAACCTAATGGAGTTCCAGTTGCCATTAATCCTTTACCAAGAATTCTACCTGCTGTCCTAACTGCCCCAACAGGTTTTGCTCCAAGAGCTCCTTTTGCTGCGGCTAGAGTTGGTTTAGCACCAATCGCAGCACCGGCTGCCGTCTCTGCGCCCAATACTGGAAGTTGCCAATCTAAAATTTCTGGTCGGTCTTCTGGTTTATCAACCATTGGACCTGTTACCATTTCAATTAACATATTCTTCTGTTGATTCTCATCAGATAAATAAGTTGTTGGATCGTCGTTCATAAATGTTTTAACAAGGCCCGCGGCTGCTGCACCACCGGCTGCAATCGCACCAAACTTACCACCTTTTTTTAAAAGAGGGCTTTGTAAAAATTTTGTGGCTGCGTTTTGAAATTTAGGAAGAATTCCTTTTGTTTTACTTACTTCGTTTAAAGTTCCTGGAGCATCTGCTTCCATAGCAGCAGACATTTCTTTTCCGCAACCTCCCTGAAAACCTATTCGACCACCATCTGCACTATAAGCAATTTTTCCTTTAAAAATATTACAAATATTTCCAACATTATTTTTTGCAGCCTCTACAATTGTATTTCGAACATTACTTTCCCAAAAAGGTTTGGCCTTTTTAACATCAATATAAAAACCTTTCTCTTTTACAAACTGAGGAATATCCAGTCCCGCTTCTTTCCATCGTGCTAATTGTTCGGGAGAATAAATCTTTGGATCAATTTTTTTACCAACCTTAATTTCAGGTAAATTTAGTTGTTTTATTTGAGACTTAGTAAAACCCTGTTCTAATAAATTTGCAGTAGTAGCTTTTTGTGTTTCTATTAATTTACCGGCTGCTTCTTGGGCTTTAGATGTCTTGCCTTCGGCAAGGAAATCTTGAACTTCTTGCAGTCGTTTAGAAAGCTGGCCTTGATATCCTGCTAAAGCTCCTGAATTAACTTTAGCTGATGTTGCATCAACAAAAACACTAAAAGGTTGGACCCCTCTAGTTTCACCTGCACTTAAACTAATTACTTCATTAATATTATATGGAATCTTTTCTGTTCCCTTTAATTGGAGCGCCTTTCTTAATTCTTTAGAAAAAGCTGTCCGAAAAGATTTTAGTGTTCCATTTTGTTTATATAATTTGTTTACATTGTCTAAAGCTAAATTATAAAACTGTGTTCTATAACTGTTTCTGAAATTATCTTCTCCAAGCTGGGTTATAAGTCTCTTTCCAGCATTTTCATTTACTTTGACGCCTAACTTTTTTCTAAAAGGTTCTCCTCGTAAAGCCCTAGAGTACAGAGCCATAGCATATGCTGCTTTTGATGGAGTGTTGAGAGAAGTTTTACTTATTACTTCTGTAATATCGGGTAGAAGTTTTTTAACAACAATATCGTTTCTAAACACATCGTCTATTTCAGAAATACCTTTTACACTCTCTTTATTAATCATTGTTGATTTTTGAAGGTCTTCCCATTTTTTTAAAACATTTTCTGTAGGGTCTTTATAGAAATTTGTTAGTCCTCCAGTTGTACTACCTTTTTTACTTCTTGTAATATAAGGAAAATTCTTTTTTATAAAATCTTTCGATGCATTTTCATATTTCGATACTGACTTTCCTGAATAAGAGGTTAAAACATTTTCTGAAACACCTAATTTTTTTGCAAGTTCTGTAGTAGAAGTATTGTAACCAGGTTTTTCTAATTTTTTGTTTTTTTTATCAATTATCCACCTTGTATGAAAATTTCTTTTGTCAACCCCTGATTTTTTTAAAAAATCTTCATAGGATAACCCAACAAGGTTTCTGAAACTTTTGTTATTTTTATATATCGAATCATATTGACTTGTTTTAGCTACACTTACTATTTTTGGTTGTATTTCTTTTTGATAAGCCTCCGCGGCAGCCTTTGCTTTGGCAGAAGAGCCGTATTCTTCTACAGTAAATCTTTTTGTTATATAATTAGGAGAATCATGACGTCCAAATGAAAATACCCAAGAACCCCCTCCTCTATAATCAGCTTTAACGCTACCCAATAAATCAGCCATTAGATCTCCAGGATCTGAGCTAGTCCGCCATTTTTAAATTCTGGAATTTCATCTGGATTGAATCTCGGATCATCATTTCTAAATCCACTTTTGTCTTTTGTGAAACGAACATTTTCAACAAATGTATCTATCACTTCTCTATCAGCGTTTACTGGAATTCTTTTTGCAATCTCATCACCAAAATATTTTTTAACCAGCACTAATGGGTCACCTAAAGCACCACCGCCGCCTTCCATAATATATTTATAATCTTTTTCACTAATAACAGATTCTAAAGTTCCGCCGCCTTTATTAGGATCAATTAAATCTGTTTCTTTTTTTAATATGTTATATAAAAATTCTCTTGCGTTCGCTCTTTTCTTTGGCACATCAACAGAAGCTGTAACTCCTGAGTTTTTATAAATATCATCCACATAAGCAGTTATAAATTCATGACCAGCCCTATTCTCAGTCATAGTTTCTAAAGCTTCAATTTCATTAGAGTATTGTTTAACCGGTGCTGCAATATCATCTGGTCCGCCACGTGAACCGGGAGGTGG